AACTACGCCTCCTGGGCTGTGCCCTTTATGTAATATTTAAACTAAATCCCTTTATAATTAACATACGCTGTTAAATATTTTACATGTTATAAAATTTACATGTAAATAATTCAACACCAATGGTGATTACTTTTTCTCTTCCACAAACGCCCAATGGCCTTTGCGAGCCCCTTCTTTGATAGTATTAACTACTGCGGCTTGAACTGCAACATCCACGGCTTTGTTGATACTTTCGTTGATACTTCCGCCCATTTCGCCCTCCAATGCTCTTGCATTTGCTCCAAGCGGAGTACCATCATCTATAAATCTCAATAACGTTACCTTATCCATATAACTTAAAACAGTCTTGGTAACAGTGACTGTGGTCAAAATTTCTCCAGTGCTTACGCTAACAGTTCTTAAAGTAACTGTGACTGTATCGCTTTGGTATTGAGTACTTGCACCAATGCCAAATATACGCATACCACTGCCACCTGTGATGGTATTGCTGTCATATCCAACAATACCACCTTCAACAATTACACCAGCAAACAACATTGGTGGTAACGGTGTAGCTTCCTTACCTTGATATTGTTCGCGCATTGAACGAATCATTTGCCGTTCTTTGATCAAGTTTTCTAAACCAACACGTTCTACAACACGGAACCAACGAGCATTACCAACTTCCTGCAATGCTTTGATCAAATAGTTTTCAGCACCTTGCGTTACTGCCGAACTTAAAGAAGCAATGTTTGGCAAACTCTTGCGCTGGCCAGTCATGTCCTTGAATCCATATACTGCAATTGTAATTGGGCCACCAGCCGGCGGGGACAACTTATTTTCATCTTTTTTAAGATATTTGCTGGACTCAATTTTGGGAGTATCAAACTGTTCGCCTGTGGCCAGTTCTCGCAATGCACTGCTTGTTGCACATCCACCCAATAAACTTACCACTGCCAAGGATACTAATAATCGTTTCATGTGCTATCCTTAAAATGCAAATGTGCCACTTGGCACTTTCATTGTGGTAGTTTGTGCAGGGTTGGTTAGATTGGTAATTGTAATAATAATCATACCAGTGTCACTACCAGTGCCCAATTTCCATGTGACTGAATTACCAGCCAAATCTGGGATACTACCGCATACTGCGCCAGCAGTTGCTACAGTGCAAGTGGGCGCATCAGTTGCACCAAATAAACTGTCTGTCAGTTGCTTGGCCAACTGTGCATAAATTCTGCTTTGTAAGTTTGCTACAAATTGTGCTTGTGGAGTATTGGCCGCATCACGTTCGGCTTGAGACTTTAAGGCATCTGCTTTGGCAGTATTCTTTTCACGTTGCTGATCTTCTAATTGTTTTATTGTTAAAACGTGAGAACTATAACCAATTCCAGAAAAACTTGGACTGTTAAATGAATGTGAAAGCTCGGCCCCTACTACTAATGTTGGGCAAAGCACAGCTAAAGCAATTAGTTTTTTCATCGTTGATCCTATTATAATACTATTTAAAGTAGAGGATCAGACAAATTAACTACTACTATAATTTATTTTAGTTCACGAGTTGTGGAAGTGGTTGTCATTGCAGGCTTGTCTTTGGGCACAATTTTCTTGGCCTTGGGCACTGCTACAGGAGCTTCGGTATCGCCAGCTACTTCGACATCTTTGGCACCATTTTTAAGAATCTTAAATGTAAAGTTGCCTTTACCTTGTGTGCTCATGTATGCTTTAGATGCATCAAGCAAAACGCCTGTAACTGTTTCACTTGGATATACAGCATTAAAGCTGTCGATGCTGATTGTGTCCTTGGTTTCGGAACAATTTGTGTACATTTGTACCAAGGCACTGTGGTTTAGAATGTCAGAAGCTGCTTTGCCAAAGTCGGTATTGGCATTGACATAGTCAGCAATCTTGTAAGCAATAGCACTGATCATGTGTTCCATTGGAATGATAACACGCATGTCACGAGCCTTGCGCCCATTGTACAATGCTTCTAATTTGGTATGTCCAGCCCAATCAATTTGATCATCGGGTCCGTACTTCTTTAGTGTCATTGCAAATGTGGCATCGTCAGCTGTGATCATTTTGTAGTCTACTGCTAACTTTAACGGAGCGCCAAAGTGACCCTTGGCATCAATGTCCTTTAAAATTTCAACAACTACTTTGTGCTTTTCAAGTAATGCGGCACCTTTAGGAGCAACTTTTAATTCGTTGATACTCTTTAACAAGTTAACAACACTAGCACTGGCACCAGAAGCACCTTTGCTGGATAACTTGATCTGCTTGCCTTGTGGATTAACAATCAAGCTGTCATACAAGCCACCAGTGACTGCGGCATTGAAACTGATTGTACAATCTTTATATCCACCTTTGCCAAAGAAGATGTCGGCGGCTTCACCAGCATTACCTTTAATAGGCTTGTCCATCAGCAATGCCAATGGCTGTAGCATTTCGCAGAAGTAATCGCGGAACGCTGTCATGTTAATGTTTCCCTTGGGGAATGTAATAGGAAACTTATTGGCAGTTAAAAACGCATTTAGCGCAACAACTTCATCGCTGCCTTGACCAAATTTAGCAATGATTTGTCTAGAGATAGAATCAACATTGTTGTTTTGGAACTGTGTTAGAATCTCACTTGGCTTATAGCCAGTATTTTCTTTTTGTCCAGCTTTGCTTTGAAACTTAAAGCCACCAGGAATGGCATCATGTTGCCAATCGTTTTGTACGCGGTTAGCACTAATTTGTTTATAGTAACGACCCAAGAAATAGTCTTTACCGTGTGGTGCGTAGTTGAACTTGGCAATAGCAAATGCCAACATACCAGCATTTGGTTTGTTTGTCCATTCAATTGGCTGTTTTGCTTCCAATGCATCAATTGCCGCTTGCATTTCTTCTTTTGAACTGAATTGTCCACGTTCGGGATAAAAGTCCAAACTTTGGAAAACAATGATATCACCTTGTGCGTTTTTAAATTGTTCACCAGGAACACGAGCAGCAAGGCCACGGCCTTCAACTAAGACTTCAATTTTAGTTTCAAATATTTGACGGAATAACATTTAAATTTCAACCCCTTCACGACCTAGAGTTTCTCTAGCATCAGCTAATAACTCTTCACGCTGAGGATTATTTTCTAGTGCTTTAAGTACAGCTTCAACACTGGTCAAGCTAGTACGATCAAATCCATGTCCAAACAATAATTCAGAAACATGATCTGGATTGTCGCCGTTGTCCACTAACTTCTTAGTAGCACGATCAATAAGACCAGTGGTAGGATTCCAAGTGTAGCCTTTTACTTTAGCAATGCTACTTAGTAGAATTTGTTTGTGGGCTCCACGATACTTGCTGTGTGGATCAGCGGCCATTGCAAACTTTGCAAAGTCTAAGTTGGGCACAAACATAAAATCTGTTTGAACATAACCACGTTCAGGACTGCCACCAATTGGCGTTTTAAAGTGTACGCTGATACCAGACTTTCTGATAAATGCAGTTGAATCTTCGCCATGTTGGCTACACCATGCGCTTAGTTTAGCAACTAATTCTTCTTTGGTAACGCCCGGTGGGATACCAATATCCAAGTCGCCGCTGGTGGGTGTTTTACCAGTTGTACCCAACGCATGTTCAAAATGCGGGATACCAGTAATCTTTTCTAAAAAGCGAACAGTTGGTTCTACATCAGCTTGATTGATACGCTGTGTTAGTTCCCGGCCTTCTTTGTCTTTAAACACATTGCCGCCTTCAGCAATAACTGCTTTGGTGCCATGATAGTACTCCACCACTGTATCAGTTTCCGTGTCAACACGGGCCCAACGTCCGTTTACTTGACGCAAGGATTCATATACAGTTACTCGTGGAGTGATATCACTTAAGAACATTATTAGGCCTTAGGAGCTTTCTTGGCACGTGGCTTCTTTTCGCCTGCTGGCTTCTTAGGAGCAGCCTTTTTCTTAGGAGCTGGTACTTCAACTGCGCCTGCGCCTTCAACTGGCAACATCAAACCCGCAACCGGAACCACCACTGTTGCAGGGGGTTCACCTAATGCAACAACGCTAGGGGCTTCTACTTTGTACGGTGCTTCTGGGGCCGGTGCGCTACCAAAACCAAATAGCTTCTTTAAAAATGAGAACATTTCTTTTCCTTTTATTATAGTCGTCGAATCATCAACAACTGTGTATTATATTTAGTTTTTTGGCTGAACTTATGGCAGTTCGAAATGCCTGCTATTTCATAGCAACTTGCATGTAATCAGCAAAGTTATCCTTGCGATTTTCTAAACCACGCAGGCCCGGATTGATTTTTTTGGTTACACCAGTAGTATCTTTAAAGTTATCTACGTTGGGTTGTACACGGTGCTTCCAAAACCACACTGCAATCTTGGCTGCGACTGCAGGATCTTCTGCCAGCTCTGGATGCTTTTCTAAAGGAATGCCCAGTTCTTCTCCGGCACGCTTGTAATTGTATCGACCTGTAATTTGGATAAAGCCACGACCCTTAAACTTTGCCCCATCGCCAACGTGCTTGTTGCCCAATGCTTTGGCTTTCTTTGGAGCGTACTTTGGATCGTATTTGCGGAAGTCCAAGCTACCACCAAACTCTGTTAAGCGTTTAAAATCCATGGTTTCATGAGCACATTGGGCCATAAAAGCCGCAAGTTCAGATCCTTGTAAGCCAGATGACTTTGCAACCTTTAGCAATACTGCTTCCAATGGGTTGTTGGTAATTGGCTGTACGTTTAGTTTTTTAGCAGGTTCTGCTTTTGGTTCAGATTTGACAGCAGCTGGAGCACTTGGTGCAGATTTGGCTTGTGCAAATGTCTTTGGCACTGCTGGTGCTTTTGTTGTTGCTTGCGCCACTGCGGCAGTGGGCTCTTTAAAATAATCCTGTGCGGCTTGTTTAGCAGCCATACCGCCCATACCGCCTGCGGCAATACCACCAGCAACGGCCAAGTTGGCAATAGAATCTTTCCAACCTTCTTCTAAGTCATCTTCGAACAGTGGCCCAGCAACAACATTGGTTGCTTTTTCAGCTTGTAAGCCACGCACCAAGGCAGCACGGAATTCTGTAGTAATGTCTCTGCTACGATATCCACCGCGTGGGAAGATATGTACTTCAATTGGCGCATCGCCTTCTAGCTTTTTAACGGCTGTCATGCGATTGCGACCTTCGTGTCCCGCAACTTGTGCAGGCTTAGAGAAGTCACCATCATCCCATTCCTGGGGGATCTTAATTTCCAAGAATGGAGCACCAATGGCACCACCGTCGGCAATGTATTTTTCTAACTCGGCGCTGTGTTCTTGTCCAAGTGGTGCAGCCAGACGTAGGAATGTGCTGGGCTTCATCATAACTCGTAGACCAAAGTAGTCTACATCTTGGTTATAAGGTACTGCTCCAGCACCGTCCTTGTTGTCAATTTTGACTTCAGATAATAGTTCACGTAAACGCATTAGATATTTACCTAAATTGGATTTACGGTAACTATTTGCTTTTGAACAGTTTCCAGATGCTGTACACAACAACACTAAGCATCACACACAATATTCCTAAACTAATAGGGCGTGTTACAAACGGGGTAAAGTCTCCGCTAGTGATTGCAAGTTGTCGTCTAAAGTATTCTTCAAACATTACTCCTAGCACCAGTCCTAGCATTAGAGGCGCAGGCTCTAAATCTAACACATTAAAAATGTATCCAAACAATCCAAACAAGCCAATTAGCATTACATCGTTGGCATTGTTATTGACACTATACGCACCTACGCAACAAATTGCAATGATCATTGGGTACAAGATGTGATAAGGTATGCGAACTATTTGTACCCAAATTCTAACCAATGGCACGTTTAAGATTAGTAACATGATGTTACCAATCAACATACTCACAATCAGTCCCCAAAATAATTCCGGTTGTTTATCCAGCATACCAGGCCCTGGTTGAACTCCGTTCATAACAAGTGCGCCAAGCATTAAGGCCATGACAGCGTTCTCTGGTAAGCCAAAACTTAACAGTGGAATGAAGCCAGTTTGTGAAGCGGCATTGTTGGCAGCTTCGGGAGCAGCCACACCTTCGATTGCACCTTTGCCAAACTCGTCAGAGTGCTTGCTTACTTTTTTGTCTAGTGCATAAGCGGCATACGAACTGATAGCGGCACTGCCCCCGGGAATAAGTCCAAAGAAGCTACCGACTATTCCACCCCTTATACCAGGGGGAATGATTCGTTTGAATTGAGCCCAAGTTGGAAACATGGAAATTTTACCTGAGTATGCTTTCATATCAACATTGGATGATATGTTCTTTGCAATTTCTCCAACGGCAAATATACCAATAGC